AGAGATCAGTCAGGCTGGTGCCAAGAGCAGTGCCAGTCCCGATGATGGAAGTGGAAGGAGTCTGGAAGATGGAAGGAATCCCACCGGGAGTAGGAGTTCCACCACCACCAGTCGCAATCCATGTCTGAGCACCAGCGGTCCGGTAAGGGACTGTCTGATTACCCGTGTCCGCCTGAGCGGTCTGGTCGGAGGTCATCGTGACTTCCATGTCACGCTTGATGCCGGTAATCGCCTTAGCGACATTGTCTGCGAGTTCATCGCGGACACCAGCGACATCCGCAATGTCCTGCGTCAGCTTGGACACACGGACTGCGCGGCGGAAGATCTGCGCGTAGTTGGCCAACTCAGCACGGTAGTTGACGACATAGTTGTCAACGCCGGTGACGAGGTTTACATCCACACCGTCCGGAGTGCCTCCAACTTGAGGAGCCGGCAAGCTGTCGGACTGCCAACGGAAATACATATTCCCGGGCTTGCTGCCCTTCTTCGCCATCGAGGTGAACGGAGTGTCCTTGGCATCAACCAAGGCGATCATGTCCATAAGATCCTCGCGTTTGCCGCGACCGGAGAGATTGGGTTCGAGTAGAGTAGCCATAGGGCAAAAAGAATTACTGCGGTTGTTGTTGAGGGCTAAACAAAGCCCATGTTTTTGACCAAATTACTGAGTCCGTCACGATCTCCGCCGCTTCTGGCGAACTGTTGTTTCGCTTTCTGCGTGGATTGCTGATGAGCGTTGGAAGGCGGAGCTTGAGTCACCCCGGGCTGTGGAGGGGCTTTTTTAATCGGTGTCTGCGTTGTCTTTTTGGATTTCAGGTCCGTGTAGGCCTTGAGACCCAAAACTACAATGCCGGCAATGTGCTTAAAATCTGCTCTGCGCTTCTTGATTTCCGGAAACTCGCGCAAGATCTGCTGGGCTGCTTGATACTCCTCTGTTTCGGGCTTTGCCCACCAAGGGAAGTCTTGAGTGATGCCTTGATCCATCTGTGTCTGCTTTTGCAGGTAGTTGTATCTGGCAGGCAACTCAATTTCTTTCACCCTGATGGCTCGCATCTTGATGTCGAGAATGTCCTCGTCAGACAGATCAACACCGTTAAGTGTCGCTCCGTTTCGATTCTGCTCGCACCAAAGAATGGCGTTTACTGCCTTATTGTATTCCTCGTTTACCTGTTCAAAGGTATTCAAGGCTTCAATAGAATCAGAGACTTCTGGTTCGGATTGAGGCGCAACCTGCTTTGCAGCAAGTAGCTCTTTTTCCATTTCAGCCAAGCGTTGCTTTTGCGATTCCAGTTCAGCTTGAGCGGCTTTCTTCGCAGCAACCAACTTGTTGATGCGCTTTTGTACGCCCCTGCTTAAATTTCCCTCATCGCTTTCGTGGCTTTCAGGTTCTTCGGTGCTGTCTTCGTCTTTTTCAGACACAACAGCATCTGTAACCTGCTCCTGTGTGGCCGGAGCGTCCCCTTGCTCGTCAAGGAAGTTGGATTTCAGAAGGGCACTCAAGTCCCTCTCATCCAAAAGGCCGAGCTTTTCAACAACGGGAGTTTCTGCTGCCTCCTGACCCCCGGAGTCAGGCTGTACTTCATTTTCAATCATGCTTTTAAGGTAGCAAGTTCCTTTATTTCATTCCAGAAACGCTGGGATGCCCGTTGTTGGCGTTATGCCAAATCTTTTTCGTCTGTCAAGCCATTAAGTTTTAATGCTTCAGATCTTAGTGTTAAAAGTGTTGAATAAACCAAATTCACTCCATCGGCCTGTCCGCAAGCGTGGATTCGATCCTCGCCTTTCACATTATTGCTGATGGCAGCAATCCACAGGCTTTCCTGCATCTGCTGGATGGTTTCAATAACCTGATCCCAGACATGGTTTTTTCCGCCAAAACCAAATGCAAGTCGTTCTTTTTCAGTCATTATTGTGGTTGTTGTTGAATTGGTGTAACTCCGATTCTTCCAATCTGAGCGTTTTGCTTTTGCATCACACTCATCTGCAGATTCTTAATGTAGTTCTGGAACAACTGTTGGAAGTTGGGATCCTGTTGCAGGGCTGCCTGTGCCTTGGGATTACTTTGCATTACCTGCTCCGTGTACTGCAGCTTGGCCTGTGCAGTCGGATCATTCTCCTGATAAGTGGCTTCGTTCCCCAGCAGCATCATTCCAATGTCTGTCTGAACATCCTTGAACAGTTTTTGCGAAGCCTGCTGTTCGGTCATCACAAGTTCCGCAGCCATTTCAGGAGCAATCGCCTGAATCATCATCTCGGTAAGACGATTGGAGTTCAGCACCCCGCCTGAATCCATCATCTTGATAGCCTTCAGGTACTCAATCTTTTGAGCGATGTATTCCTTGTCTAGATTCATCACATCAAACCTGATGTTGAAATCGAATTCGTTGTGAATTTCAGACAGGTTTTGCGGCAACTGCCCGCCTGTGATGCGCTGGATCTCCTCAGGAGTCATGTACTGGCAGCACAGGGCAAACATCTGTCTGAAGACGGATCTCCAAGACAGCAACCATGTGTTCACCAAAGCCTGCTGCAGCATCTGCGTTACTTGCGGAGGCACAAGTGCGTTGGTTGTACCAAAGTAAGAAGCGTGTTGCTGCTCCACTCGCTGGATCAGGTCGAACGCAATGGTTGGCGGCCGCGCCGGCGGATCCATGAAGGTGTAATCGTTGGCGTTGGTGACCGGAAGCTGTACGCCCGGGCCAACCTTGTTCATGGCGCCGATCCGCTTCACAACGCGAATAGGAGGCAGCGTCGAAAATGCGGTGCTGTCTCGAATCGAATCGTGCTGGGCCTTGATCTCGTCCTGATCCGTGGTTGCCAGTTCCGGAATGCCACGGGTGTCTGTGATTGCCCTGCGGATCTGTTCGCGGCGAAACTCAACGAAGGGATACTCGCCATGCGCGTAATCCAACCGTTCGTGAATTGCCCAAGAAGAACTGTCTTCGGTGCGGTTGGAGGCTGCTTGCGGACAAATCACCGTGTAGTAGATTGCCGGTGCGTTGCCATCCAAGCTTTTCGTGTAGCAGTACACGATTTCTACCATGTTTTGGTAGTTTACACCGTTGTAAACCATCATGGTGGTCGTCGGGAGCAAGTTAATATTGTAGTAGCTGCTCGACTTGCCCAACTGCTGCAAGGCCCGCTCAACCCAGTCCGGATTCCAGCCTTCAGTCGTGATTTTTTCACGCAACTCGACCTCAGACATCCAAGTTCTGCGGAAAATCACGCGGGAACGCTGCAAATCTGCGGTTTCCGGCGGGAAGATAATCTCATCCCACGGCTTTAAAGCTACGATCTCAGGCAGGTTTTTGCTGACATACTCCTCATCTCGAGTTGTCTCACCTGTCTCAGCCAGTTCTCGAATCATCCGCTTGGCATCCGACTTACTCAGGTTGGGAATGACAGCTTGGAACACTCCGATAGCCTCATCGGACTGATCCATGATCATCTGGGGCAGTTGCGCAAGCGTTTCGCTGCCAGACACCTGCGCCATTTGCAGGATTTCCTGCATATACACCGGTTGTTTCCGGACGCTGATGTTCTGTTGCCAGCCTACAAAGAAGGCACTCCAGCCGTACTGAAGAGCATACTGGGCGCCTAAAGTGGCTTCCTTGTACAACTGCTGCGGCATCTTGCAGTCGCGGATCCAACGCAATAGCGTAGTGGCAACCTGAGACTGCTCCACATGGGTCATGTTCACCCCGTCAGCACGAATCTCAGATTTCTGGAAGGCTGCAACCAGCAAAGAGGTCAGCTCGTTACAGGTAGCGTCGATCAGCCTTGCTCGAACATCGCTGGCACCTTCAAAAGGCCACGCCGGTTCTCCGTTCGGACGGTTTTCGGAATGCTTCTTCCCGTCGTCTGTCTGACCGGGCCAACGACAAAACCGAATGTTATCGAACTTCGTAACCAAATTCCCCTGAGAGGAATTGATCATCGCACGATTGTATTCACTCAAAAGCTCGCCAACATGAGGCTCCTTCGAGGCAATCGCCAAAACATCGGTGTTGTAGTCGAGCATAATGTATAGAAATCTTGAGTGCTAATAACTGCCGCACTTTGATAGTCTATCCCATTGATTTTTCCATATGGGATTATTGGTGTGCATTGGGTGCATCGCTACAAGGTAACCCAAGGCATCAATTGGATCTTTGGATGCACCCTTTTGACCATCTTGTCCAGTCCATTCGCGCAAAGACCAAATCAAATTCTTGCAACTTTCATGCACCATTAAGCGTGGATGATTTGATTTAATATCTAGTGGAAGATCTCTGTCAAAGCACAGCAGATCATTGATGATCATAACCCGTTCTTCAACAGGAACACCGGCAGCCGGGATGAAATACAAAGGGTTGTCTGAATCGTGCAGCATATCCAGCAGCGTGATTCCGCCTTCCTTGCTGATGGTTTCGGTGCCGGCCGACCTTGGGTCGATGTAGCGTTCTGCGATCTCTTCCGATTTGTCTTTGTCTGTCTCGAGCGACCAAATGAGGTTGGTGTACTCGTTGATCCCCCTGCCTGCACCTGCTCTCTGTGCCGGCCCGGGTTTTCCATCTGCCTTCTCGGAAGGTAGTGCCCATTCACCGTAGCTTGGGTCTGGCCATTCACGGTAGATCCAGACAGTCCCATACTCGTCCACTCTGGCCCAGAGCATGAACCAGTTTCGGGCGCCGGCCGGATCTGCTACCATGTAGTTTGTGCCAGACGGACAGAGTTCGGTGACGGGCTGCGAAAAGATGTTCTGTTCTCCGAACATCGGAAACTGGGATCCTGCTGTCTGATCCGCCCAGCCATAGGCGCGAATCTTGATATCATGTGAGCTACGCCCCTTGAGCGTCTGTTTCATCCGGTCCCAGTTGTTGTACGGATTCAGCTTCGAGTGGAACCAAATGCAGCCGTGCTTCCCGTAGATCCCTTCCGCCATGTAGGGCATATTCCCCTTGGGCACACTCAAGACATTGTTCTCCGGCAGAAGCTCGGATTCCTTCCAGTCGGTAATCTTGGCAGTCGTGATGAACTCCTTTACAACTTGCGTGTAGCCAAGAATCGGCGTGAAGGTGACGATCAGTTTACCGTTCCGCGTGACCAACCGGTAACGGAGTGTCTCCAGCCAATCTTGAGGCACCAACTCATCGCACCAGACAACATCCACCTCACCACCTTCCACAACCTTGATGTCCTGTGCGTAGTTGAGGAACCAGATCTGGTTCTTCATGTACACGGCCGTGTTGTCTGAAAAGCCATTCTTCTGTGTCCATGCCACCTGAATCTGAGCACTTCGTCTGGCTTCCTTCAACTCCCTCGGAAGATACTTGTGGAACACATTCTGTTGCATCGAGACGCTCGTCATGTGCGTGGTGTGGAGACACCAAATGTTTAGGCCACGCTTTGCAGATCGTTCCTTCAGCCAAGCCGGCATCGTCCCAGCCAAGTCCATTCCCACAAAGGCTTGAGCCACCCTTTTCGCTGCGTATTCTGTCTTTCCGGCCCGGTTCCCACCAAGGATCAAAATCTCGTTCTTAGTGTCCAGAATCCTGTCAGCATCCGGCCAAGCCGTCAGCTCGTTCCCGTACCGGTAGGGATCTTCCTGCTCTGCTCGAATCCTCTGCTCCCTTGCCAAAAACATCCGCATCACCTCCTGCGGACCAACATTCTCAATCATCCGGAGCCTTTGCTCCTCGTTCGGACACGGAATGATCGGATGGTCAACCATCGGAAACTTGAGCAACTTCTGCACAAGCTTCTCTTTTTGGCTCTCGGACAACGAATTTTGTTCTGTTGGAGTTGACATCTTTGGGAATTCTGACAGTTTTACTGGTGCAGGTCAAAATAGCCTGCCGCGTACCTACTGGCCAACCTGAAACATTGGAGCCACTAGCGAAGACATGGTTCCGGGTGTACCTCCTGACCCGGATTAAAAATCACAGGCTTCATGCTTGTGAGTACTACACAGTCGCCCGCGACAGAGGCAATGCTAGGCTGATCGGGTAGCCATGGGCTGAGACTGTGGATGCGATGCGATAGGGCGACTTTTATACGGAAGTCTTCGCTTTGTGAGTACACCCCCAACACTTAAGCGGCTAACGCTGAGTCTTGGGGGTACTCTGCTCAGGCTCCAAAGCTCCTATTACCGGAAGTACTTACGCTACTGAAGCTGCTGTGGCTATCATGCCGGCCTTACCAAGCACAAGACGGTTGTTAACCACCAAGATCATCTGGCCAACCTTAAGGCTGCGGCCTTTTTCTCCGCAAAACACTCGGCCGCAAATATCGGTGTCCACAAACCTTGGGTTCGGGTATCTGCGAATCACCTTCGCAACTGTTGGTGCTCCATCATTCCCCTTCACCACCGTCACAGGCTGGCTGCCCACTTCCACCTGCGGCTCCTCTCCCTGCTGCTTGTGCTCCACCAAGCTCGGATCCACCACATCCACAGCTTCACCCAAAAAACCCTTCCGAAAGACAACCTTGAAACCAAAGCGGTTTCTCCTTCGCACAAAATCGGTACCTTCTTTGTACCTTTCTAGCGAATATTTTGTTCCATCCCTTTCTTTCACCAATTTCTCGCTAACAGTAAATACATCTCCCATATGTGTTCAAAAACCTTACACATTCCTACGCCGCTCACAAGCGAGA